TTTAATGATATTTTTAACAACTCAATCCTAACTCCACAAGAACATTTTGATTTCTTTGGAAACAATGCGGCTCAATTTTTTCAGACATTTACAGCCACAGCACAATTCATAAAATCAATGAACCCAGACTTTGAAGTTCCAACAATTCCTTATGAATATATTGTGAACGACGATGGGACAATTACGGTTGGAGAGAAAATAGAAGTAGTAGAAAAATAATATGACAACCTTTAAAGAAATAACAAACGAAGATATTTACCAAGAACTACAACACCTAAAAGAAGTCGGTCAAAAGACTTTAGAACAGGCTTGTAGAACAAACGGCAGAGTTTCTACCCTTGAAAAAAGAAGTATAGGAATGTGGATTGCCAATCACCCTTTCAAATTTACAGGTGTGATAATATTCATACTTTCATTTTTAGTTTCAGATATAAGACAGCCCACAATAAAAGCTATTGCAAGTTTATTTTTATAATTATATAATTAATATAAATCTATGTCATATCAAGCAAACAAATTAGGAGACCCAAACAATTTAGGATATTTTGCAACAGGTGCGGCTTTATCTGCGGCTTATCCTATAGGCGCAGCTGGATATTTCGCAATCGTTGCCTCTACAGACTCAATTTGGGTTTGGGATACTGATACAAATGCTTGGGTAAACTCTGGAGCTGATGTTCCAATTGGTCCAACAGGGTACACTGGTCCAACAGGATATACTGGTTATACAGGATTTGGTCCAACAGGATATACTGGTCCAACAGGATACACAGGGCGTACTGGCCCAACTGGTTATACTGGTTATACTGGAGCAGGAAACTTTACTGGTCCAACAGGATACACTGGTCCAACAGGATACACTGGTCCACAAGGAGTAATCGGTCCAACAGGATACACTGGCCCAACAGGATATACAGGATACACTGGTCCAACAGGATACACTGGTCCACAAGGAGTAATCGGTCCAACAGGATACACTGGTCCAATAGGTCCAACCGGATACACTGGTGCAGGGGCTTTTACTGGTCCAACTGGATACACTGGTAGAACTGGTCCAACTGGATATACTGGTCCAATAGGTCCTCAAGGTTCAACAGGTCCTCAAGGTTCAACAGGATATACTGGGCCACAAGGAACAGCTGCAGCTACTGGCGCTACAGGTACTACTGGCTATACAGGATACACTGGTCCAATAGGTCCAACCGGATACACTGGTGCTGGTAATTTTACAGGCCCAACCGGCTATACAGGATACACTGGTCCAACAGGATACACTGGTCCAACAGGTCCACTGGGTCCAACTGGTCCAACAGGCTATACTGGTCTGATAGGTCCAACAGGTCCACTGGGTCCAACTGGTCCAACAGGCTATACTGGTCTGATAGGTCCAACAGGATATACAGGTCCAGAATCAGTCACTCCAAGTAACACTGTTACCTTTACAAATAAGAGAATCAACCCTAGAATTGTATCAGCTACTTCTTATACCACCGATACAGGGACCTCTCTTTCTGTTGCGACTTGTGACGAGTTTGTCGTTACTGCACAGGCAGGTGCATTGAAATTTAATAATCCTGGTGGGACTCCAGTGGAGGGGAGTAAATTAATAATTAGTATAAAAGATAACGGGACAGCTAGAGCTTTAACTTGGGATACCCAATTCAATGCTTCAACCGACCTTCCTTTACCATCAACAACAGTGTTGTCCAAAACTTTGTTTATGGGATTCATTTTTAATAGTACAGATACAAAATGGACATTATTAGCATTACTTAACAACATATAATATGGCAAACATTAAACAAGTTCTAGGCACACAAGCAGACTTAACTATCACACTTGCATCACTTGCGAATGGGTCTGGTCGTGCTTCAACCGCAGTAGACAACACATCTAACCTTTACATTTCAGCAGATGTTAGAGTTCAAGTAAAAACATCAGGAACTTCGGCAACAGGATATGTTTCAGTTTATCTTATTCGTTCAGAAGACGGAACAGAATTTGATGACGAGTTCGCAGGTTCAGATGGAGCTTACACTCCTATCAACGCTTTACTTTTAGGAACTATTCTAACCCCAGCAACTGCTAGTTATTCTAAAGTCTTTGACACAGCAGAATTAGGTCTAACCCTCCCTGCCAAATGGTGTATTGGAGTAGTAAACTCATCAGGAAACGCCCTAACTGGAACAGCGGGAGACCACGAAGTATCAATTCGTCCCAAATACCTATCCGTAATTTAATTGAACTGCTATGAGAAACTTATCAGCATTTCAACCAAGCGGGAATACCAAAGCATATTATCCATTGAACAATAATTCAAACGATTATTCTGGCAACTTAAACACAGGAACACCAACCGACATCACATATCCACAAGGAAGATTTGGACAGGGTGCGAAGTTTAATGGAACATCAAGTTTAATCACAATAGCAGATAGTGATTCAATATCATTAACTGGGGATTTTACTATTTCTTTTTGGATGAAACTATTGGCTAATCCAGCAGGAAGTGATGCATTTAACATCTTTACAAAATATACACCAACGGGGAATCAACGCTCATATCAAATATTCTATGCAGAAAACTCTGGAAACTATGATATGGTGCTTACTGTCAACGCAGACGGAGCCAGTGCTTCTACTGCCGTTGCTTGGTCCTCTTTGAATCTTGGACTTTCTAATTGGAAACATATAGTAGTTAAATATACAGCATCAACACACTTATCAGAACTCTATTTGAATGGCAGAAGCATTAGCGTACAAGACTCTGTTAGAACTTCCATATTCAACTCAACTTCCCCTCTCGTAATAGGTAGCACCGCCGCTGGCGGCTCTTACCTAAACGGTCTTGTAGACGAAGTAATCATAGAATCCAGAGCATGGACAGCAAAAGAAGTAGAAACATATTATAGGAAGTCTACTTTGAATTATAAACCAAAGGGGTTATTTGCCAACCTATTACAAAGTTTTAGTAACTTCTTTGCTTTCTTTCAGTAGGAAGAATATAATATAAATATTAAAAACTAACCACAAAAACATGATTAAACCACTTTTTGATATTGCGGTTATTGCTAGAAACGAAGCTAAAACATTGCCAAGGTTAATTAATTCAGTCAAAGAATTTATGGAGAGAGGGGGCAATTTTTACGTCCTTGATACAGGATCCACCGATGGAACACCAGATGTTGCTCGCTCTTTAGGTTGTATCGTTCATGAAGTTGGTGACAAGTTCCGAATAAATATAGACAAAGAATTATCCGACAACATTAATAATAAATTCATTGTTGATAATGAAGAGCCTGTTGTAAAAGAGGGCGACTCTCTCTTTGATTTCTCATCTGCAAGAAACTACATTGCAGACTTCGCTTCCAACGATGTAATCGCTACTCCAGACTGTGATGAGATATTTACAAAATTTGATATTGATAAACTGAACGAAGTTATTGAAAATGGTGCAGAACAATTGGAATATGAATTTGTTTTTAGTCATGACCATTTAGGAAATCCAGTTATAAAATTCCGACACTGCAAATTTTACAACAGAAAAAAACTACACTGGGAAGGAATCATTCATGAGATTTTGGTTGGTGATGCTAAAATGGTTTATCTAGGTGAAGATATTATAAAGCTCGAACACTATCAGAATGTTGAAACTAATCGGTCAGGTTACTTAAAAGGTCTTGCTGTTGATTGTTATAAACATCCAGAAAATGATAGAAATTCACACTATTTTGCTCGTGAGATGTTTTATTTAGGAAGACATAAATCAGCCATTAAGGAATTTAAAAATCACATTTCAATGAATAAATGGCCAACAGAAGCCTCTCAATCAATGCTTCATATTGCGGAATGTTATAAAGCCCTAGGTGACTTCGATGAAATGTTGAAGTGGTGTGCAAAATCTGTGGAAAAAGAAGCAAGACGGGAACCTCTTATGTTGCTTGCAGAATATTATTTCCACAAAGGAATGTATCCTCAAACAATTGTGTATTGTGAAGCAGCTCTTTCAATTACTCAGCTTCCTTTCTATTCAAATCATCAACCTTATTATGAACATGTTCCTCATGAACTTCTATACACTGCATATTGGTGGAATGGAAATAAAGAAAAAGCGAGAGAACATTATTTCAAGGCGGTTGCTTTTAATCCAAGTAATCCTAAATATGCTCAAGACGCTCAATTTTTTGTCAAGTCAAAAATTGAAGATTACACCGACCGTATAAAAAATAATGAGAACTTTACTTTTGTTAAAAGAGGCGATGGTGAAATCGCTTGTATGAATGGTGAGAAAGGAGCGAATTGTGATAACCATCCTTATTCAGAAGAACTTGGTCAGAAATTACTAGAATCATTTGAACTTCTTAAGGGGAATGCAGAAATAGCTGAGTGGGATAATCAGAAATTCTATAATACATTTCTACATAGAACAGACAATGATTTAGAAAAAGTTAGAGACTTTTGGGTAACAGTTAAAAACTCTCCTAGACGTAAATTCTTTATTGGACCAGAAAGATTGAAAGGTGCTTCGGATTTTTTAAACGCCGAGTTCATAGAGGTTCCACTTGTCAATGCTTTTGAGTATCTTAAAACCATTTCGTTCGAAGGTCCAGATGAAAATGATATTTGGATATTCAGTTGTGGTATGCCAGCAAAGTGGTTAATTGCTCAATTGTCTCTTCATGAAGAATCATTCACTTGTATTGATGCAGGAAGTTCTTTCGACCCAGTCTTTGTTGGAAAAACAAGAACAGAACAAGCTGACCAAGAAACACTGAGACGACTTTACCTTTATAGACCAACTCAAGAAGAGCTGAATACAATGTTTTCAATTTCCCAAGAGACTCATCCTGAGAGACTTTTCAAATTAGCAAGAATAACAGACGAAGATAAAGTCATTTATGATTTAGGATGTTCTACTTTCAAAACATTACCGAGAGCTATCGGTGTAGATATTGAAAATAAAGCAGGGGTTGATTTAGTCGCTAGTGTTGATGACTTACCAATGATTGAATCTGATTCTGTTGATGTAATATTAGCAAGTCATATTTTGGAACACATAGCTGATACCAACAAAACTTTAACTGAGTGGAAAAGAATTTTGAAACCGAACGGTCGGATAATCTTTATTCTTCCTGATGATGAAATAATAGACACACTGAATCCAATGCTCAGTGGCGGATATCATCTTCAAACTTTCACTCGCCAGAAACTTGCAAAGATTATTGAAGAGTTTGACGGACTTGAAATGGAGGAGCTTGTAACAGTGATGAAAGGCTGGAGTTTTGGAGGAATCATCAGAAAACGATTATTGTCCTAAAGTTATATATGATATACTTTAGGTATGAACAATTATTATAAATATAACAAGGAGTGGAGGTTAAAGAATAAGGACAAAATTAGAGAGAATAATAGAAAATGGAGATTGGCGAATCCAGATAAAGTTAAAGAATCAAAGCGTAGAGATTATATTAAGAATAAAGAAAGGTATATTGAATTATCAATAGAATCAATAAAAAGAAGAAGAGAGAAAAATCCAGAACTTTTTTTACAAAAACAAAGAGAAAAGGGGGCGAGGTATCATAAAACACCATTAGGTATTTATCACGTCTTGGTTAGTAGAACAAGAAAAAAGAAATATATCTCAATTATAGATAAAGATGAATTTATTCAGTGGTATAAAAACGAAGAAAAAAAATGTTCTTATTGCGAAATCCCAGAAGAGAAGTTATACTTAATAAAGAATTATAGAGGTAAATTACGTTTTAGTATAGATAGGAAAAGTAATAAACTTGGATATATTAAGTCTAATATTTGTTTATCGTGTATGACGTGTAACATGGTAAAGGGTGAAACATTTGACGTAAAAACTATGAAAAAATTAGCAAATAAATTTATAAAACCACTATGGAAAAAACAATAGAAACACCTTCGATATCTTTTATTATCCCTACCCTGGATAGAAGTGAAGGCCTAGAAAGGTGTTTGAACTCAATAAAATCATTGAATTATCCACAAGATAGAATTGAAATAATTGTTAAACAAGACTTATTTAATGACAGACTTGGAGTTCCAAAACTTGTTAAACAGGGGGTTGAAGAATCAACTGGTGATTGGATTGTATATGCAGCAAATGACAATGAGTTCACACCGGAATCAATTAACGAAGCGTTGAAGGTTGGAGAGAAAGGTTATGTGGCTTTCAATACAGGTGAAGTGTATCCAGACAGAGGAAATATCAACGAGCATTTCATGATTAGGAAAGATATCATTGAAAAGATTGGTGAAGTATTTGATACAGATTTTCATCATGTTGGAGTTGATAATTATTTATTAGCTCAAATGGAGAAACTCGGAATCTTTGTTAGAGCTGATAAAGCGATTGTACATCATTATCATTTCTCAAAAGGTTCTCCAATGGATAAGGTGTATGAATTAGGCTGGGAAAAAGTAGAAGAAGACCGAGCATTATTAAAAGTTAAATTAGAAAATTTATGGACAACGAATTAGAAATTTATTTAGGTTGTATAGACAACCAAACTGATGAGGAGAAAGAAAAAAATTATCAGCAAAGTGATGTAGTGGCTTCAGTAGCAACTCCCACTTTCCCAGTAAAAGATGTAAAAGATTTTGTGAAGTATCCAATACGTTCACAGGGTTCAAGTAGCCGGTGTGTCACATTTACTTATGCGAAAGAACTTTCAATTTGGTTCTTGCAGAAATATGGTGTATGGGTAGATTTCTCAACTTGTTTTCCATATCAACTTAGAAGTGATATCAATAATGGCGGAGGATGTAGTTCAGTAGATATATACTCTATATTCCCTAAAATTGGAAATATCTTTGAATCATTTATGCCAGGAGACGGTCTAGGAGAAAAAGATTGTATGGCTGTACCAATGCCTACTTATGCAAAAGATTTAGCGAAAGTTTTAGAGATTAAGAAAATTTCTCTTCCTTTAGATTTCGATACTGTTGCCTCAACCCTTCAACAAACTGGTAAAGGTGTAATGGTTTGGTTCAAGTTCAATAGAGAAGAGTGGAAAGATATCCCGGTTTATAGTGGTAAACCTTATACATCAGGACATTCAATCATAGCGATTGAACCCGTAACTTATAATGGTGTTGAATATTTAGTTTGCGATGAATCTTGGGGTCTTGGACATTCAATGAACGGTCAAAGATTAATCAGTCGTGATTATTTCAACAAAAGATGTTTCTTGGCTTCTTATGTTATGGCCTTCAAATTTGCACAGCAAGGAAGCGACAAACCAAAGTTTGATGGTACAATTATATCGGCTCAAACATGCTTTGAGTGGTTAGGATTATTCCCAACTAATGTTTCAAAAGTCGAGAATTGGGGCCCAGTTACTAGGTCTTCTTGTATAAAATTCCAAAAGCAATACGGAATTGTACCAGCAGAGGGTAACTTTGGACCATTAACAAAATCAAAATTAACAGAAATATTTAATTGAAATTATATGAATAATACATCATTAACATTGAATGAAGCAGGAAGCTTACTATTAGGTGCAGGACTTGTGCAGATTGGAACAGATGCAGGGATTGGACTACTTTTTGTTGCGGTTGGAGCAATTCTAAAAATTGTTGTAGCTGTTTTGAACAAAAATGGGATTGCAGTGAGTTCAAGTAATCAAGGATAATTTGATTTTAAGAAACAAAGAGTATAGAATTAAGGTATGTCAAAAGGTATTCCAATTAATACAAATAAAATAATATGAGTTCTTCTTTTCCTCAAATTCGAGTTTTTCACAATATAGGAAATACCCTTGAAATTCCTAATCAATTGGATGTCAAGACAACGACTTATATAAGCAGTAACATAGCTTCAGCGGTCCTTGCTGTCCCTGTTGATAACGCTGCAGACTTTATCGCTGGGGATATCATGTTGTTACTTTCTTCTATTGGTTCAGAAAACGCTGAGATAATTAAATCTACTTCTCACACAGCTACGTCATTTGTAACATTAGCAACTTCCAACCTTCACAACAGAGGAGACTCTGTTAGCGAGTTAAAATACGACCAGATTGTAATTTCTAAATGTTCTACAATAGGCGGAACTTACTCGGTTTTAGCTACTCAGACTTTCTTCACCACTCAGCAAAAAACAGTAATCTATGACAGTACGGGACTTCCAACAGATTACTACAAGGTTCAATGGAAAAATTCCATCACTGGTTTAGTGTCGGAATTTTCCTCCCCAATCAGCGTTGATTCCTATCCAACAAACTCTGTTGCTTCAGTTATATTCCCAGTTCTAAAAGCTATGGGGGTATCAGAAGGTGACCCAAAAATAACTGTAGATTTTTGTCTATCAGCCATTGACGATGCACGAAAATTCACTGAAGCAAAATTGTATGGTATCAGACACGCTTGGCAACAACAGTTTGAATATCCTATTAAAGTTTATGCTGGAAGTAATTCCATAAACCTCCCTGAAGATATTGATTTCTCTGAAACAGATAGGTCGGTATTGGCTTGTAGGTTTATGATTGGAAACGTTCTTACACCTTTCAACTTGAAATACATTGATAAAAGAAGTTGGAACCAAATTGCATTTTCAGTTATGGGTGGAACTACTACAGCCGAAGCTCTGACTGGAGCTACTTCTATTACGTTAGATAGCTCCGGGGATTTTCCAAACACATCAGCTGGAGTTGCGTATGTTGAAACAACAGGGTTTACTCAAACAATTATGCAAATCGCATATACCTCAGTAGACCTTACAACAAACCAACTCCTAGGCGTTACTGGAATAACAAGAGATATTCCAGTCGGCACTCGGGTTTGGTCGAGACCCACAATTTCACAGCCGATTTATTATACTGTTCACGGAGATAAGTTAGTCTTTGATAGAATTATTCCTGATTCAATGCAGGGGAATAACATATATATTGATTACTACAAAAAGATTGATGAGGTTCAAAATCTTTATCAAGTTCTCCCTGAGCATTATCGTGAAATTTACAAGTGGTATCTTCGTTACGCCATTAAATATCGTAAAGATATTGCATTGGAAGGTAACGACCCGGATTTAAAGAAGTTCGAATCATTAGTAAAAGCTTTGTTTGATAATCTTTATACGGGTCAGGATACCACGATTATAACATCTTAATAAAGATATGTCAAATATTATTCATTCAAAATTTAAATCTTCATCAAATCCAAATAAGGTAGAAAGAAATTTCTACAAAGTTTGGAGTGAAATGAATCGGAGATGCAGACAAAAAACTACCAACAGAAATAATAAATCTTATTTCAATAAGGGGGTTAAAGTGTCTGATAGATGGAAAAAATTTGAGTATTTCTTTATTGATATGTGGGACTTATATCTTTTACATAGAGAAATCAATGAAAATGACACAGAGTTAGACCGAATAAATAATAAAATAGGTTATAGCAAGATAAATTGTCATTGGGTTACTCGAATGGAAAATATGAATAATACAGGAAATGTCCGAAAGTTAAATGGTAAAACATTTAGCCAATGGTCGAAAGAATTAGGTATAAGCAGAGAAACTTTAATGCAAAGATTTTATGCTTATAGGTGGTCAGCAGAAAAAACTCTATCACCTAAACTTGAGAAGCCTGGTCCCAAGTCAAGAAACAAATTACAAGTTAATTAATTAAAATCATGGCATATATTAATCCTTTGATTCCAACAGTTGATGTTCAACAAATGGAACAACCAAAAAGCAGTGGTTCAACACCGCTTATTACTTTCGGTACAGTTATCGGTACACCGCCAACAGGAACAACCTATGGAGGTCTTTTTGCACTAGAATGTCTATTGCAAGACCTAAATGGTACTGCGGTTTATCAAAACGTGGGTACAGTTGCTAGTCCATCATGGTCAGCAATCGGAACTGGTGCAGCGGGTGCAACAGGTCCAACAGGTCCTCAAGGTCCAACAGGCTATACTGGTCCAATCGGTCCAACTGGCTATACAGGTCCAACAGGTGCAGCTTCAGCAACTGGAGCAACGGGTCCTACAGGTCCTCAAGGAGCAACGGGTCCTACAGGTCCAGTAGGTACTTTCAGTACAGGTCCTTGTAACCCAGCAACTATTACGATAGTAAACGGACTTGTGACTAACGTAACTGTTTAGTTTTTCTCCCCCCATCCTTATGTTTTGCGGTATAGGGATGGGGGATGGGAAAATTAAAATAAAAATATAATGTCAACAACAATAGAAAATATAAAAATTCCATATCCGACAGAAGGCGTTATCCGCTCAGCTCAACTGAGCGATACGGTCTGTCCTGAAAATTCAGTGCAAATAGCAGTGAACGTGAACTTCGATACAATTGGTGCGATGACTACTAGGTTGGGTATTGCAACTTACGCCACATCCTTAGCTGGGAGTGTTACTTCTTTGGGAGCGTTGAATATTCAAGGTGGAGTGAAAAGACTCTATGGTCAGGTTGGTACTAATATTTCTGTATGGAATGGAGCAACTTGGAGTACTGCTAGAACTACAACAGTTTCAACAAAAGCTAGATACAGTCAGTGGTTGAACAGATTATATATGGTCAACGGTACGGATGCTTTGCAATGTTCAAATGGAGGAGCCTTCTCAGCTGAAGCTGGGTTTATTCCTGCAACTGCAATGCCTCTTGGAGATTTTATTCAAGCTGGATTTGATGGAAGAATTTGGATTGGAAATAAAGCAAACGATGCTCTGTATTATTCAGATATCGTTCAATTTACACCACCTTCAACCTACACGGTGACTTACGATGTCTCAAACTACATTGAAACTTTCTCTCCTCAAGACGGTGAATCAATGACAGGATTATTTCGAGTTCCAAAAGCTCTCCTTGTTTTCAAACAGAATCATATATACCGTGTTTATAATTCCTCCAACGTTGATGCCTACCCTGCCTACAACGTAGGAACGTATTCACAGGAATCAATCGTTCAAGCGAAAGATGGTTTGTATTTCCACCACTCATCAGGATTCTACAAATTTAATTACGATGGCCAACCTACGGAAATTTCTCGTAGAATTATTGACTTCGTTAAAGCTATTCCTCGAACTTCGTACGAAAGCATTTACGGTATTTACGATGGTTTTGATGCTGTGAAGTGGACTATCGGGTCCGTTACTGTGGAAGGAGTTACCTATGCAAATTGTCAAGTAAGATATTCTATCTCTACTCAAGTCTGGACCATTTACGATTTGGGAAGTACTGTAACTGCTCTTATTAGATATGATAATGGAACAACCATTGAACAAGTTGCAGGAACTTCAACAGGAGTAATTGCGAAACTTGATTCTGGAAACACAGACTTGGGTAGTTCAATCTATTTCGAAGTGATTGATAGATGGCGTTCTTACACTGAAATGTACTCACGTTCGAAATCAATCAGCGGTATTATGGTCGCCTCTGATAATGGGGCAGGAACTAAACTGCAATATCAGGCAGAGAAGCAACAACCGAATGTATGGACTGACATTGATTCTATAAAAAATAATTATATCGCACTGTTCCCAAATGCTTCAACAGTAGATTTCAACAAATCACGTTTGAGATTATCTGGTAATACTACAGGTACTCCGATAGTGTTCTATGGTATTGAACTTCTAGCTATCCAAGATAAAGGATTAGACCAAAATTAATTATGCAATTATCTGAATTATATTTGAATAGATACTTATATAAAGATACATCTCAGGATTCTTCTACAAAAGATTCTGTTTTTCAATCTGTAGATTCGAGCACTGACGAACCAGCTTCAATTCCTTCAGGTGGTGCCGCTCAAGATATTAATACAGGTAACGTTATGATAGACGGTGCACAACTAGAACCGGGAACTTACCCAGTGACAGTTCTGGATGTTTCAAACTGGGGTTGGGGTCAGACTTGTACCTTTGTTTCAACTGATGCCAACACTGTCACTTGGGGTTCTGGAACATTCACTTCTGCGAGTGGAGTTTCATATTCTATATCTACTGGAAACACTGGGAACATGGTGGCTAAGACATATATATATTTGGACCTTTTAGTATCAGAAACTGCATATCAAATCACTACAACTTCTTCAGACTCTGTTGGAATTGGAAAAGTTCTAGTGGCCGTTGCAAATCCAGACGGAATTTCCGCTACCTATAATATGTCTGAAGCTACTCAGATTGTTGGAGATAACATTCTTGCAAACAGTATCAACGCTTCAAAAATTACAACAGGACAATTGATTGTGGGAACAAATGTTGGACTTGGAACAGCACAGGATTCTAGTGGTGTAACCACTATTATCGGAAACACAGTTACAACTGGTTTCGTAAATGCTTTATCTATTACAGTTCTAGGTACTGTAACAGCCGGTACTTTGATTGGTATGACAATAAAAACTTCTACTACAGGAGATAGAGTTGAAATTTCAAATGATGAAATAAGGGCTTACGACTCATCTGGTATTTTAAGAGCACAGCTTTCTGGAGATAGTTTATATTTTTCAAATTCATCTGGAAATAGTGTCGGGTATATAATCGGAGACACCAGCTCTATATCTTTATTTGCAACTGCAAATAATGGGATTGCGATTCTTAGTGGTTCTTCGACAGGCAGTGGCGCTGCAACTCTTTCTGTCGGGGGTTCTACTTATTTTACCTCCACAAGTGATCTTAATATCTCTTATAAAGATTTAAGACCTTCTGCTAATAACACTTACGAGTGTGGAACATCTTCTTACAAATGGTACAACGTAGAATCAATGAGGTTCACTCTTAATGGTACAACTATTACATCCTGGCCCTCAGCTGGAACAACAACTCTTAGCGGACTTTCTATTGATACAACTAAAAACTGGGGAGGATATACAATCACAAACACAGGAGGTATTCAGCTAACTGGGGTAGGAGATTCTTTTGATTGTAATGATGGATATGTTGATAATGCCAGAGCGATATTTTTTGAAACAGGAAGGACTACAAATCAAACTGCTGATGGGTCACTTTGGTACCACGATTCTCCTACTGGAGGGTTAAGGGTATGTTTTAATGGATGGACTGGACAATTAGATGCTACAGAAGTTTAATTAAAAAAATATGGATACACAAAAAATAAAAGAATATTTAGATAAAACAAAACCGTTAGCAGAAAGAAAGGCACTGTATTTAGAGTCTAAAAATAAGATGATGAATCCTTTTAAAAATTTTGACCCAAAAAACTTTGAGCCAATAAAACCACAAGAAGATTTAGAGTTAGAGATTTATGCCAGAGAAAGAAAAAAAAGTTCTGGTAAGTTCCCCACTTTCGGTATTGAGCCGAAGGTTATTCGGGAGGGACAGATGATTGGAATGTATGAATCCAAACAAGATATTTATTTAATGTTTGCTCACAAGTTTAATGATTTAATGGATGAGGTTGAAGATATGAAAAAAGAAATAAAAAAATTGCAAAAACAATAATTTAATAATATAATTTATATACACCATGTACCCAAAATCAAGTTTACAACCAGGTCAGACAGGTTCCGATGTAAAAAAACTACAAGACTTTCTTGTTAGTCGTGGTTATTTGTCTCAGGCCCAAGTAAATAGTGGATATGGGACTTATGGCCCACAAACTACTGCAGCGGTTAAAGCATTTCAAAAAGATGCTGGAGTTGATAGTAGTTCTGGCCCGGGTTATTGGGGTCCAAAAACTATTGCCGCAGCTGGAGGTATCTCTGGAGGTGGTGTATCTGGCTCTGGTAAGAGCGACCCAAGACAACCTCTGACTGACGAGGAATATGAATCTGGAGCGAAAAATAACCCAAAAGTTCAGGAATTGTCAAAATATGGAAACTCAATGGAGGAAATACTTTCAGCACTGGAAACGGGAGATATTAGCGGATTGAGAAGTGCAACAGGAGAACCTTTCAAGGTTGAAGACCAACAAAAAGCCCTGGAGCAAGCTCAAGAATTGGATAAGGCTTATTATGAAGCTCTTAAACAAAAAGAAACCAAAGATACAGAACTTGCTTTAGCCCAAAAACAAGCAGATTATCAGAATTATTTACTTACTTCTGGACAAAATTTTGAAAAGGATAAAGTACAAGCTGACCAAACTGCAGCCGATAGAGGTGTTCTGTTCTCTGGCGGAAGATATCAAAAAGAGAAAAATCTTGAACGGACGTATAATCAAGAACAGGCAGCAAAGTTCGGTACTATGAGTCGTGATATACAGGGTCTTGCCGGAGATTATCAGTATAAATACGGAGAAGACCCAGCTAAAAAATTATCACAATATTATAAACTTGGACAAAATACATACAACGCTAATGTTTCTCAAGGAGGGGTAGGATCAGAAGGATTATCAAGTGTTTATGCCCCAAAAAGTTACGATTATAAAGGTACAAGACTTGGTGAGCAGGTTGCAACTGCAAACAAAAAGGCGGCAGGTTTGTTGTGGAATAAAGGGAACAAATTAGTAGCAACAGGTTACAATAATAAATATTAATATGAATAACCTATCAAATTTTTATAGTGGAAGTGTAACAAGAACATTACCGAATGGTGGAGGGTCTTATGATGCTCCTAGATATTCTCCTGCAAAGGGATATGGGGCAGTTGATAATGGTTATACCTTTACAAAATCTGGATGGCTTAAAACACCTATCCAGCAATCTCCCGTTACTGCTCCTGCTCCTGCACCTACACCTACTCCTGCGCCACGTTCAAAATATATTAATCCTAAAACTGGAGATTTTTTTCAATCTGCAGAAGAGTATGGAGCCTATGTAGGTAGTAGATTACCAACAATCAGTGGTGATATAGGAAAATATGCAGGTGATGCTTTAACAAACCCAGATGAATCAGCTGAGGGATTGACCACAAGGGCTAGAAATATGAATAATGCTAGAAATGATATCGCAACTGGAACTACTGACCCTTATGATATTACGCAAGGAGGTGATATCGTGTTTAGTCCAGAAGATAGAGGGGCTATTCAAAAAGCCTACGCAGGTGTTTATGACCCAGCTTTGGATGATGTATTTGCACGATTGAAAACAAGAGAAGAAGAAAAGAAACGAGAGCAAGATAGAGAGGATATGATATTCGCTACAAACGAAAACATCAGACAATGGAGAGCAACCACAGGTACAACAAAAAATGGTTCTGATTCTGACTTGTTCTCACAAACTCAAATAAATGACGGTGCTTCACGTGCTGGAATGACTATCACTGCGTTCGAAGATTTGGACCAAGATGTTCAAAACTTCTATATCAATGAACCGAAAGGAGATGATGGAACAGGAAAAGCTATTCCAATCAGAACAATCTTCAAAGACAGAATTGCAACAGCAAAAACAAAAGCTGAGATTGACGCTCTATCAGATGACATTACATCTTCTTCATTGCCCGAAGCTGTTAAACATCATTTCATAAGTCAGCTTCCTCTGCCAGAGCCAGAGAAAGAAGCTTGGTACAAAAAAATCTGGGGAGCGGTCTTTAATTAAAACAAAATGAGCATAAATCCTTTTAATCCAATAAAAGTAAATCCTTTTAATCCTTTTACGCCATCATCAAATGCGAAACCAGATGAGGAGCTTTTATATACTCCTATACCAAAGAGCCCTGAGATAAATTACACCCCCGTCCCTAAAAAATCAGTTGTTAGTTCACTTCTGCAACCAAACAAAAATGTCGTAAGTCCTTTTAGCTTTGCAACTAATCAAATCAAAGCAGAACCATTTAAATTAGAAGTTCCACAATTGATTCATGACGTGGTAAAAAATCAGAAACAAACCTACCAAGAAGGAACAAAAGTTTTCCAAGACTGGGAAACAAATCAGAAGAGGATTATGGACCCAGTGGTAGATGCAATCCGCAAGCCTATTGTTGCAACGGTTAATGCTGGTAAAGCTGTGAGCGAAGTTCCTATAAAAATTATGAACCATCCTATTGTAAAAGATAATATGGTTGAAGTTACGAAAAGAACTTCTGGGACAGGTATCGTATCAATGGTTCAAGCGATTGGTCCAAAAACTTTCGAAGAAGCTTATAAAGCCAACAGACAAGCTCAAGCAGGAGATCCCTCTGTGCTTAATAAATTCCTATATCAACTTGGAGATTCATTGCCTCAAACAGCAATCGGTGTTGCGTTGAACTTCGTTCCTTATACTGGCCGTCCTCTATCAGCAGCGTACTGGTCTGCGCTCTCTGCCTCTGAACAAATTGAAAGTACTGGACAGGTTGAAAGTTTGAGACCAATTGCTATTGATGTACTCGGAGATAGAATGCTCGGAAACTCTATTGAAGCAATGTTCAAGGCACCAGCAAAAACTTTGTGGCACACTATTAAAAAGAATTTTGTAGTTGAAGGTGGTACCGAAGTAGCTCAAGACCTTTTGAAAATGCAGGATGCGTATTTGAGAGCCAAGACCCCAGAGGAGAAAGCTGCAATTTTGAAGAAAGCGAAAGAATATTTTACAAGCGGACAGATTCTAATGACTCTCGGAGTTGGTGGTATTTCTGGTGCAGCGATTGGAACAGCTGCTTATACTTTGAATCAGACACCCCCCGTAGTAAACGAAGAGCAAGCTGGCGGAATGACACCAGTCCCACCAGGAACTACTCCACCTCCTCCACCGGGCGGCTCTGTCTCAATTTTTAAAGGAAGCCAAACACCAACAAGTAATCTATCTATTGATGGTAATGCTGTGCCACCAGAAAATGTATATGAATTAATGGAAAAAGAAAATCAAGAAATACAAGCATACGTTGGTATAGAAAAAGAAGACATGATTCCTCTTAAAAGAGATATTTCATTAAATAAGATGATGTCTCATATTGTAAACAGTTATGTGATGGACGGTGAACAGATGGAGAATATAGAAAATTTAATGAAATCATTTAATGAATTAGGATATACATCTATTAAAGATTCAATTAAATTAAAATATACACCTCCACAAACCCTACGAAGACCCTCTTCTCCACCTGCAGAGACTTCAAAACCTGTCCTCCTACAAGAATCAAATAAAAAAACTATTTTCAACAACGCTCTTCCAATGAACAAAAGTGCAGATAGAAGGAAGTTTGAAAAAGGAATTGACACTATGGTTGCTGAAAAAACTATTCTCCCTGAGGATGCGGATATCATAAAAACAGTATTTGAAGATACAAAAGATAGTTATTTAGGATATTTAAATTTTAAAAGGGCCAGAAAAAATATGGCGGCTTTAGGGCATTTTGCAGTTCCTAAAAGTAAAATAACTGGATTAGAAGAACCACATAAAAACGAAATCGTACTCAGAAGAAATTTGGCAAAAAACTTTGATGCTTCAAGAATATTTATGCACGAATTTGGCCACTCTGGTTATAAGTTACTTTTAAGTGAAGAGGAACAGAAAATAGTAAAAGATGTCTATCGTGAAATTCGTGGTAGAGTTGGAGCGAAATCTATTTTTGAAAGCGGACTTGGAGGTAATACAAAATACCATGCGAAAGATGAAAAAGAGTTTTTTGCAGAAAGTTTTGCCGAGTATGTAATGGAAAACAAAGTCCCTGCCGAAAAAATGAGACCTCTTCTACAGAGGATTGCATTGAAATTTTATGAGGGTCTAAAACGTCTTGTAAATCGAGGGAAAGTTGATGCGATAATCAGATTAAGACCTATCTTTGAAAAAATTCTTTCTGGAAACAAGGATACTCCTTTAAGTGTATTTTATAATAGAGAACCAGTTTCTTTCAAACAGCAGCTTCAACAAATGTTCTCTCAAATGGAAGCTACAAATCCAACAGAAACTCCAATTCAACCTGCTCCCCAAGAACCTGCAATAGTTGAGCCTAAAAAAAATGAGCCACCCAAAAGAACTCCTTATAAAAAAAGAATTAATTGGTTTGATGTTGCCTCTACTCCTATGTGGGTATTGAGAAAACTCGGACTACGAGAAAACTATCAAGAATTGAAGATTGCTGAGTTTGAAATGTTCAAAGAAAATAAAGCTAATTTTAAAAAAATTGAATCTTGGATGAAACAAGTTCCGACGAAAGAAGGTAATGAAAGAATTTTCAACTACTTAGACGGTCAAAAAGTCGAATTAAATGAAACAGAGATGAAAGTCGCTCAAGAAATAAAGGTATGGCTTGAAAGTTGGGCAGATAGATTGGGTATTGATTCAGAAAATAGAATAACTGATTACATTACCCACATATTTCCAAAAGATGAGACAGCTGAAATTCCTGAAGAAATAGCAGCAATGATTAGGAAGAAAATTCCTGGTGAGGTGTACAATCCATTCTTATTGGAGCGTTTTGGAGCTGAAGGATATAAAAAAGATACTTGGACAGCTTTAGAAATTTATGCAAAAAGAGCTACACGAAAAGTACACATGGACCCTGCCCTTAAGAACCTACAAGAGAAAGTTGGAGCTGGAAAGGAAGTAAGTGAAGCAACTCAAATAGAGTTTGTTGAAAAGTATGTTGCAAGTGTTAATATGCGACCCACATCAGCAGATGTACTAACAGATAACACTATTAAAAAGTTTTTCGGTAATCGGCTTGGTCCAAGACCTACAAGAGTAATAACTTTAGCTATAAGAAAAACTATTTCTGCTGCAAAAATTGCGGGTTCATTTGTCACTTTCGCTAAAAACTTAACTCAAAGTAAGAACACATTTGCAGAATTAGGAACAAAATATACAGCAGTGGGATATATAAATTTAGTTACGAAAGGAGCTAAAGAATTAGAAGAAAACGGAGTCCTTTTGAACTCAGCCAACCAAGATTTGGTGTATAGTGCTGTAAAAAAATGGGCCGAAAGAACAGATAAAATTCTATATTTTAATATGAACGCTTCTGAACTTATAAACAGAGGTGCTGCTTATTTCGGTGCAAAAGCAAAATTCCTTGCAGGTAAAGTTTCAGATAAAGATTTTAAACTAGCTTTCGGACAAGAAAAACCAGAAGGATATATTCCATCCGAACAAGATGCAATTACTTACGGTAAATTCATTGCTGAGAAAACTCAATTCGTTTTCGGTGCTATTGATACTCCGTCAGGTATCAATAGTGATTTTATGAAAACCCTTGTCCAGTATGGTACGTATCCACTAAAACAACAGGAGTTTGCTATAAGACTTTTAACAGAGAAAGAGTGGGGTAAATTTGCAAGATATTTAACCGCACAAGCATTATTTATATATTGGATTGGTTCTGCTTTGGGTATTAAATGGGAAGATGAATTTTACAAATTAAATAAACCACCTATTTGGATATTTATCGAAAGTCTATACCAAAATACAATAGGAGGAAAAGACAAATACGAAAACTCATTATCTACAGAAAATAAAATAGAAAATATCGGAAAATCCTTATTTACAAACGTTGTACCTATGGGAGCGCAAATAAATAGAAGTATTGAAGGGTTCAATACTGTAAATGCAGGTAAATCAACTACTAAAGGTGGGAATTTTCAGTACAAAGTAGATAAAACTCCTATGAATTACATAAGAGGGACATTGTTCGGAAAATATAATCTAACTGAATCAAAGGAATATTATAAAAAGAAAGACGAGAAGGCATCCAAGAAAAAATCAAAAACAACAAACTCTTTCAACCCTATATAAATAAAAACACCTAGTTTTCACTTGTAAAAAATTTGCCAAGTAAGCTAAGTGTTTTTCTGCTGCTATAAGAATACCAATCTGTCGCTGGCAAGCCCCCTACTACAAGAGTGTTCTTTGTAGCTCAAAGTGTGTCTGGCGATAAAACTCGTACTCTACGTTATAAATTATACTTCAAGGACAGAAAGCAACAAGGGGATAAAATCTAATGCGGTCTTTTTATATCCTCTAGTTCTTAATTCATTCAAGAAAACGTATTCGGCTTTTGATGAAATTTCTGGAGTTAATTCTTTTTTCAAATCTTTAGCAGTTTCGGACAAAACTAATCCAAACTCGAAAGCCAGTCTCATTGATTTATCTCCATAAATTGGCGGGCGTTTAATTTGCATTTTCTTCTTCTTTAACTTTGTCAAGAGTTGGGAGACCTTCTTGATGAATTTCTTCTTGTATATCATATTTTTCAATATCTGTGTAAGTAACAACGTTTCTTATAAATCCACTATTGTCTAATTTTTGTCCTGCTTCAATAACAATCTCTAATTGTTTACACAAAGTATTAATCGCTTGAAGTTTTTCTTGCATTTTTTGTTGCACTTCTTTTTTTGTCATTTTTGTCATATTATATTTCTTTTATAAAATCCTGATAAGCTTTACTAATTTCTTCTGCGGACTTCACTATCAACTGTTCCATTTTTTCAATTTCCCTTTCATCGAACTCTCGGTGAAATGAAACTATTCTACCTGTTACATTTATAACTCTTTCATTCTGTAAACCTCCCCCATCTTCATCCCTATTTTCTTTCGTTTCTATCCAATCTAAATCACAGTACTCCGGTATTTTACCACAACTATGCTTTAGGGCTGTTGCATAAAAAACTAGCTGACCGTGTTTAATAACTTTCGCTTTATTCCAGGGAATTTTTCCAGTCTTATATTCTCTGAATACATTATTAACAGAATCGTAGCTGTCAATAAATGATAAGATTGGAACTCCAAGAACTTCAGTTTTTATCTCAAATTCCGGTGTGTCGTATACTACCAAGTCTGGAAGTAAATCTTTGTGCAATCCTTTTTCTACCAATTCCGCAATCCCTTTTCCAAATCTCAAATACTTGGTGTCTAGTTTTTTTCCAATCTCAAAATACTCCCTACGATAACGAGCAGGACTACTAATCCAACAAGTTAGTTGAGACCAAGAAATATGAGGTTTTGGTAGAATAATTTTATCCATTGAATTGTAATTCTTTGTACCTATTATCTACTAATGGAGCCAAATCTTTCTTATCTTCTTCTGTTAGTTTCACTGATTTTGCAATTTGGTTATCAATCAATTTCAAAGCCTCAATACTCAAGCATGATTGAACTGCTTGTGTGGCTTTAATAAACGCTACACTACTTACCGGAGTTGCTTCAATAACTGGCTGTGCAACAGGTTGTGTTTTTGGTGGAGTGACTGGTTCTGGTCGTCTTTCTCCCACCATATAATATTCCTTCCACAGCTTATTCATGTGGGGTGCAATATAATCGTGAGCTTCCTCAACAGTTCCTGCTTTTACAACGATTTCCGGTTGGATATTGGCATAGTTCCCAGTCGGAATTACCATTTTCATTGCATAGCTAATTAAAGTAACCTTTGGTTTTTTCTCAAGTCCTTTTGGGACTTCTTCTGTTATTACTACTACTTCTTTTTTTACTACTTTTGGTTTTGCGGTTGTCATAATTTTATAATGTTATTCCAGTAAATCGTAGAGAAAGTTTTTCAACACAGGTTGCATCTCCAGTTTCCTGTTCTTTTGCTTTGTAGGCTTCAATCTCATCTTTGATTTCTTTGATTTCATCTTTTGCTTTTGATTCAGCTTCTGTCAAAGTAGATGTATAAGTCCAAGTTTTTAGTGGGGCAATCGTGAATTTACCCAAATCAGTTTCTTCATTTTTCTTACCTCGCTTAATCATGTCCTCAATGATTTCTTCTTTCACTGATTCTTTTTGACGAGTAAGCTCCTCAATTTGAGCATCTAAGATTGCGTATCTTTCGTATGTGTTCATAATTATTTAATTTTAAAATTCTTGTCTAAAATTTCTCGAAGAACTTCTCCCTCAGTTTTTCCGTAAACTTTTGCTGTTTTCTTAATCAATTGGGAGTGCTCTTTTCTTATTCTTGTGTTTATTCTTACGAACGATACGTTTTGTTTTTTTAACATCTTCTATTTTTTTAATTTCTGATAATAATTTGTCTTTCTCTACTCTTAATACTAAGATAAAGATTACTACTAAAATGATTATTATTACTGTTGTCATATTTTTATTATTTTTTCTGATAATTTTTCCGCCATTTCTTTGCTGATTGAGATTCGACCTTCTTCTCTCAATGCAACAATTATTCCGAACCTGATTACACAAAACTCATCTTTGAATTTGATAATCAGATACGAGGGCAGTGGTGGTATTGATAGAGTATCACACGGTTTTGGTCTGCTAATTTCATCTGATAACTTCCACACTAGCCCCCCTTTTTCTGCTGCCTGTAACCCTTCCCATTGTACATTTTCAATCTTTGCAAATTGAAAAGAATCTTTGTCAGTTTGTTTTAGCTCAAAAAATCCATAAAAACCTTTTTCTCTAAGATATTGATTTAAAATTGTGTTCCACTTCTGTTCTTTTTTCATTCTGGTATAATTATATATGTGTCGGTGCCGACAGTCAAGTTAAGGTGTGGATAAACTGTTTATATGTTCAAGGTCAGCTTTTCTTGGAAATCAGACCCAGACATAATTGTATCGTGACAATCTTTGTCGCAACCTTTTACAACCAAATGGATGTACAGGTTCTTCTTCAATTTATTGGAACGAAGCACTCGACCTAATGATTGCTCATAATCCACATACCTCCAGGATTTACTTGCGTAAATAACGCAAGGAAAACTTGGGAGTTCATATCCTGAAGATATGGAACTCTGAGCAATAATGATATGTGGAGCAGGACTATCGTCTACTTTTTTTATGAATGTTCTATCCTTTGTCTCCCCTGTCAATGTTGAAACGTTGTAGCCTTCTTTCCGAAGTTCCTTAGCAATCTGAGCAATCTGAGCTTTATAATTGGCAAATATAAGCAATTTTGGGAACTCTTGAGCTCGTTCTAGGATGTAATCTATCTTGTAAGATTTGTAAATTGTCGTGAAATTGCTCATTTGGTCAATTTTTCCATCCAATTCCTCAATTTTCTTACCGTACAGCACTCCATTTTCAATCGTACGAAGCCGTGCACGCCTTATAAGGGGGTCTGGCTCTGAAAACATCATTTCCTTCACTGCCTTCTTTTGCTCTCCGCTAAGCTCAATTTCAACCGTTTTATGAGTCTGCTCAGGGACATCAAAGAAGTCACTCAACCCCCCAGTGTACCCGAATCTTTGAATGAGCTCAGCCAACCTTTGCTTTGTTGCTTCATCTTTCTTTGGAACCCATATTCTTCTGGTCCCTCCTATTCTAATTTCGGTGTAATAAACCCTACGAAATTGAAAGAAGTCCCACTTTTGTCCGAACAGAACCCCGATAGCCCACATACTAAGTGGCTTCGGGACCGGTGTTGCAGACAATAAATAAAATCTTTTTGGAGGGTGCTTTTCTAGGAAGTTTTTTGTCGCTTCGAATATCTGAGATGTTTTTGGAATTTCTATTCCTTTTCTCTGGATACAAGTGGCACTAACACCAAGATTGTTGTGACAATTCCCCGTGACAAAAACAAAACCTTTATGTCGAACAACTATCATTCCAGAGGGTACTTCAACGCAATAAACTTTTCCTTTATATGTAGTATATTTCTTTCTACATTTTTGTGTATCGTCCAACTGTTTATTTAATGTGATAAAAAGTCGGTGCATTTTACTATATGATTCTTTCCTATTATCTTCTTCTATACTTTGATAACATCTGTGTCCAGCAAGAACTGCCACTTGTGCATAAAAGTCTGATTGTGTTTTATCTTTTGAAGAAAAATAAAATTGTTTTTTACTAATTTTACTTCCATCCCATTCAACCATTTCATTTATAACTTCTACCGCTTTTTTATACCCCATGGGGTAGTTAATATGATTTCGAATATCTTTTGTAGTACCTTTAGGCATTTTAACCATAATTCTAGCCTTATGCCTTTTTTTATTATGTTTAACAAAATTAAATTCAAGCCCTGCTTCTGAAATTATTTTTAGAAGCCTACTTATCTTTCTTTGTTTCATAAAAGTAAAAGAAACCGTTGTATGGTTTTTTCCTACTCTATGTAGGCTCCCATCCGCTTGAGTCGCTATATACATTTTTTCCATTGGAGATAATCGACTATCTGGCTCGACTGAAAAACCACCTGTAGGTAACTTCCACAAAGAATGAAAGCAACATTTTGAAATAGGTTTTTTTATTATTTTTTTGTTTTTATTGTTTACTAATACTTGGTCGTGATTTAATGTCATTAAAACATCGATACCATGCTTCACCTTGAAAGAAACCATCTCGCCAGAGTGGTCTTTTTTGATATATCTCAAAGGTTTTACAAAAGAAATTTTGTAATTATCCCACTGTGCAACTTTTTCAGTTTTATCTAAATCTTTAAATTTTTTAAATCCTGAATCTGTTAAGATTTCTGTTTCGCCAGTAAAGCACTCATCAATAATCAAAGTGTCGTAATAAGGAAGTTCATCCCACATTTTGCGGATATCTTCTTTACTGATTACAGTTAATTTTTTATTAGTTTCCCATTTTTCATTCTCTCTTTCCCAAGTTTTATCTTCCCTTTGTTGCTTAGGGCAAATAATTAATGTTGAACCTTCAGCCAATTCCAAAGCTGTTCTAGTTTTACTAGCTCCGGTACCAAGAAACAAACCACATTTTAATTTGTTTTCTTTGAGTATCTTTTTTTGGTGTTCGTATAGTGGTGGTATCATAATTTTAATCGTCAAATCCTGTACCTCTCCATGCACTTGACTGTTTTACCCAAAATGGATTTAGCTTTACTCCAACAAAGGCCGCTTCAGAATTACTGTGTTCTCGTGGCTTGAAAGTAAAGCGAGTGTCTTTTGCTCCAAAGGCTTTTACTTCTTTGGTGAAAGTAATTTTTGCTTTGGTCTTTCTTCCACCTTCAGACTGGCACCATTTCTTGTATTCGGAATACATATCTGGAGTTTCAATACTTCCTTCGGGGTCAAGAACAATACACTCTTTTATAAATCCTTCCACAGAAGAGTTCTCCTCTCGGTATTCGTTCAACATTGTGGTCTGCTCGTCTGTCACAATAAAGTTATCAGTTTCTTTCAAATCAATAGCTCCTTCAATCATCCAATTTAGAATTCCTGAAACCTCGTCTCCCAACCCACCAACTCTCGCTCGTAGTTTTGGATTAGGATTTTTTCGGTAGTTATTCAAGAAAGTTACAGCACATATTCTGCGTTCAGTTGCAGTAGATACGTCATCAACTCTCGGCATTTCATTCACTGCGAAAACAAATTTCGCTTGTGGTTTGAAAGTAAACTGCTCCTTATACTTAATATCAATAGTGACCGTTTCACCGGAAATCAATTTCTTTAATTTGTTGCTCTCGTAATAATTTCCTCGCACCTCCTCAATGATATTCAATCTCTTACCAACCAATCCTGCCATTCCGAACTGTCCATACAATCCGTCTAGGTCAATATGGGAAGTAGCTTCTGGACCAATCACTTTGGAAATCGTATCAATGAATGTGGATTTTCCGTTCCCTCCGTCTCCCACCATAAACAAAGCTCGGTCGTAAAGCATAGAGGAGGACAGAATGTATCCACAAAACTGTTTTATCAATCGGGTTTTTTCTTCTTGCTCTGGTCCTTTCATCCAATCAGCTACACAACTCTCCCAATTCGGGCACTTAGCTTCTGGGTCGTAATAGACAGGATACTGTATCAAGGACACAAAGTTCGGAGTGTGAGGCATTAAGTCTTTGGTGTAGATATTCAATAGGCCATTCTCCACATTTACAATTTTACCTTCATCTTCGGTGATATTTAATTTCGGAATGATAGATAAAAGACAGGAGATTTTATCGGACACATTCTTGTTTGTCCTATAGTTCACCAACATATCCTCATCTAAACTTCGAAGTATCATACTTTTTAAATCTAGGTCATTCACTGGGCGATATACACCGTTTTCATAGTTGTAAAGTATTCCGATTGTGTTTCGTCTTAGATATGGAAAACGCAATAGTAATTCTTTTTCGTAATCGGCAAATCGAATCTTGTCCAATTCTTTTCTCTGTTTCACAGCAGAAGCAAAAGCATCTTGAATCCTACTCTGCTCCTCCGGTGTCATGTTGTGAGAGATAATCTCATTCTTGAAAGAGTAAGTATAACCTTTAGAGAACGCACTGTTCACCGTGTTCTGTATCTCGTTCCAACCTCCACGCTCTGATTCCATTCCATGCCAACCGACACTCTGTAAATGTTCTAGGGCACTAGCTTGGGTCCAACCAGATTGTTTCATAAGTGAGGCGGTAATCAATAGGGCATTATTTCTACCTGCTCCGGCCGGTAAAGTTTCTGGCTTGGCACTAATCAATTTCAAGAAACTATCTCTCTCGGCTAATGGGTATGTATTATTCACTCTGTTGAAAAAGTCCTTACGTTCAGCATCAGCGAACTTCTTAGTTCTCTCACCAAGAGGTGTTTCAATAAAGCTCAACTCTTTCTTCATTGAAGGGAAAGCTTCTTCAATCTGCTCCATAGTGTATCGGCAAGATACTTTTTTCCACTTCCCAATTATTTTAGGAACACCTTTCACCCCTTCTTTATATTTATCTCCAGAACCTTTTTCCCAGTAGTAGGAACTAGGCACTCTAAGTATTCGTGGAATATCTTTGGCGTTGTTATCACCTTTTAGATTGTCTACAATCGCTTGCTCCAAATTCTCCCACCTAGTCATTGCTTCTTCCCATTCTTCGGCTGTGACTTCGTTCTTATAAATAGGCTCATCAAGCAGCCAGTGGCAGTGATATCCGTGAAAAGTTTCAAGCACAAAAGTTGGCACTAATCTTTTCATTATTTCTTCTATCTCACTCCATTCTTTTCTTCCGTCGATATCAACAAAGAATCCATTCAACGATGTGCAGTTTTCTTTTATAGCACTCGGATTGTTTTTGAAATCAGCGAAACCGTTTGGTGTGAAGTAAGCATCATAGCCGAGTAAGTTAAGGTCATCTCTTTTTTCCAAAGAGGATATCGGTGGTCTATTGTTTCCAGTTCTGTCTAAATACCTGAAACAGTGGTCCGGGAAATATGTTAGAAACTCTCCATTATTATTTTTCTTCATACATTTTTTATTATCATCAGAGAAAAAATGAAAATAGCCAGAGCTTCATAGGTAGGAAATGTAACGAACCCCCTATAATATGCAATGACTATTTTCATTCTATACCCGATATTCTTTTGTTTATTATTGTTACATTTCTTCATTCTTTTGCGGTTAAATCATAGCGAACCGAACTCTATCCTGAAGAAAACAACTACGAAAGTTCAGGATAGACCTCAGTACACTATGTACTGAATTTTCTACTAAAAAGGAATGTCGTCTGGATTGATTTCATCAGTAGAAGAATCTGCTCCTATCTCGTTGAAATCTTTTGTTGCTTGACTTTGAACTGGTTCCAAAGGTGCTGTCTGTGATAACTTTGGAAGAATTTTTGCGATTACCATATCGTGTAAGAACTCAATTCTTTTTGTATCATCCCAAACCAACGTTCCTTTAATTGTGACCTGTTCCATGTCTGGCATGCCGTTCGGACTTTCTTTTGTGTAAGCGTGCTTGATTGCTACGTTATCTTGATTAACGAATAATGAACTTCTGTTCTTTCCGTCAACTTCTTTAACGCTTGGAGACAATTTCATTTCTTTTGACAAGTCAATGTTTGGAAGCATTTTTAGAAACGCTGTTACAAAACTATTGCTGTAAGCCAATTGAAGTGTGTAAACTTCTCCGCTATCTACGAATCCAAAGTTCCAAGTTTTTCCGTAAGCACCGTCTTGAACTTTGATACTAATAAGTTTTCCGGTGAAGCTGTCATAGAATTTTTCATGAACAGTTTTACCTACTTTATTAACTCTTGTCACTGCACCTTCTGTTCCTTCTTGAACTCTCTGGCAAAATTTACCACCTAAAATTGTAATAAATTTTCCTTCTGCTCTTTGTTCTAGTCCCATATATTTTTAATGTTATTGGTGGAATACCACCATTTTTTGATAATTTATCCAGTGTAATTCGGATAAGATTTTTATTTCGTGACGAATGAAATTAAATCTTCAATTATTATACTGCTGAGTTAATGTCGGTGCAACTATTTAAAAGGTGGATAACTTGTGTATAATCATACTCTGTTGATACACTTATATAGAAAGGAGTTCTTTAATATGCAAGCACTACTGTTCTACTACAATGAATCGACTGATAAATATTACTTTTGGCATCAATTACCAAGAGGACACTTCTGGTTTGAAGGGGGGATATTCAAGTGAAGAAAAAGAAAGACCCACATCGGCACGACTTAACCAGGCATCATTTGCAATGCAGAAGTAATGGAGGGAGTAATGATGATAGCAATATCTCTATGGTTCCGAAGAATCAACATCACTTCTGGCACGGATTGTTTAGTAATATGTTGCCTACAACTATCTGCCACATCATCAATGATAAGTGGCTAGATGGCAGATGGAAATTCATTTGCATAGATGTTCGACATATCGACCAGGTTGAGAAATTTCTCAAGCAACTTACCTAATACGGAGTTGCTTTTTTATTTCCGAGCAAACTCTAGCAGGCGACGAAAACATTATTAGGATTATAATATAACACCTGCTAGGGTATGCTCGTAAACCCACTCCAAAGCCCCCCACAACCACCATACAGAGTATGCTCCTAGTAATATGTAGAATGTTTTTTCTAGCATTTATCTATTTGGCTTGCTTGTAATATATGTAAACCAACTTCTGGTAAAACACAATTTCTTAATACTTGCCGTTTGTTTTTTAGTTTTATATTTAGATTATTTAACCCGTGCAAATCTATTAGTTCTGGAATTTGAGCTTCTCTAATTATTGCTTTTCTTTGTGCGGTTTTTGATGCTTGGCGATTCATTGTGCCGATTTGGACGTAATCAATTTTTATGTCTGGTATTTCAAAGTTAGCCCAGAAGTAATGTCTGCCAACTATTTGAGGTTTGTAAATTGGTTCATAATAACTTTTAACATTTTCAATAACATATTTTCCTTTAAAGAAATGTTTTAAAAATATAATCTCCTGCCACAATCTATAGTCTGGGTATCTAAATATTCCTTGACCTTTTAAAAAATGGTTCGTCACAGAGTGGGTTGGGCAAGGAGGACTAGACCATATGAAGTCAAATTCTTGGTGGTGGTCAATTAAGTATTGATGTGCATCTCCCACAATAACGGTATCTTTTGGAAAAAGCGTTTGATATACATCGGCTATATCCTGCACATTTTCTACTGCTGTGATTTCGTGTTGGTCTCCCCAGAGTTTTCGGTTGCCTCCTATTCCTGCATATAAATTCAATATCTTCATCTTATATAATTATCTATTAATCGTCTATATCTGGTGTCTTGGGGGTTGTTAATAAAGTTATTAAGTCTTCTAAAAATCTTTTTTTCATATGTAGTGCCCCTTGTGGAAACCAAGCATTTGGCATTGTCTTTTCTATCTCCCCCACAATCTCCTTCTCTAACTCTGGTATGCGGGATTTTATGTCTGATATGGCTTGGTTGCGTCCTTCTATAAAAGCAATGTCTTTGGGATTGGCATATATTTTGAGCGGGTCAATTGGCGTAAATTCTTTAATCTCGCCTATCCACGCCTCTATTATTGATTGTACTTTACTCATATACTTATTTGTTATTGATTAGGTTGATAATATCTTTGTAAATTTTAAATATTACAATTTCATCGGTAAGAGAATTGCTAACCATCTTAACTTCTGGGTAATATCTTTCAATAATCTCCACAACCTCCCTATTCCTGTTTTCTAGTGCTAGGTCAATAATGGAGTCTAAAATCTTTTCTTTAATTACTTCTAAACTTATTCCACCAGCGTTAAAATGTTCTTTACACTTATTATCAAACATCTCCCTAGCCTTTTGTTTTATTTCATTAGTGTTCATACTATTTACTTAAACTATTAATATAATCTTTCATATCATTGCAGGCGACTTCATATCCTGTCACCTCATCAATTGGAGCGTCTTCACGATTAAATCTTTCACGATAACCTCTCCAAGTCATAAGAGATAATTCTTCTAGTCTTTCGCTTATATCTTTTAGTAATTCGTTTCGTATCTGATTATCGTGTTCATTGGCGGGTTGATTTAACCATCTTTCTCTTTCTGCCATTGTTGCTTGGTCTATTGCCTCAAAATATTGATACTCTAATTTAGATTTCAACCAATTATAAAGTGTTTTTCTATTACAACCCTTATAGTTAAAATCTTCTGGTAGTAATTCCCACAATTCGTCAGTTGTTTCTTTAATAAAAACATCTTCTACTGCATTGTTAAATGTCTTTCTTAAAGATGAGTTTTCACCTTCAAAGATTTCGCTTGCTTTAGTGTTCATAGTTATTTGTTAAGTTCGTTGATAATGTCTGTTGCCATCTGTTGGTAACCCCTCCTTATATCGTTACTATCTAGCGGTGAATTACTAGCCAATTCTCTCACTATCCCCACCACAGCTTCTCTATCTGCTTTACGGATATTTAGAATTATATTCTCAACCACCCCTGTGTGATATACCTCTAAATCTTTTGTAAGTCCTACATTCGCACCATTTATTCTGTGGTTTTTTAAGTTGTCTAATATCTCTTTATCTGTTTTCATTGTTCTATGTTATTAGTTTAATCTATTGTCGCAGTGTATTTTACACCATCTAATTCAACAGTTCCTTTCTTCACTTTCAAATCAAATTGCTCACGATACTGTCTTGCGGTTAGATTATGCACCTGCACTACGTGAGTTCCGAGTTGAACATACCACAAACCGCAAATTAAACATTGACATTTATTTATTGGGTCGGGGACACTTGCGAGCCGTTCTCTCTTATTCTTATTGTGTGCTGTGTGAATGTCGGCATACTTCTTATTATAGAACTTATTTCTACATTTTGCACTACAAAAAGTTCTATACCTTGTGTTCGGCAAATCACCTCCACACACCTTACAGTCTGTCCTTATTTCCACTTTCATATTATAAGTTTCTTATGTATAAAATCGTCGAACCAATCATAACAATGATTACAAAGATAAAACTAATATCTTCGAACATATTATTTTTCTAATTGGTTAAATCTTATTGTTGGTAATGCTTCTGGTCGTTCTGTCCGGTCGTTGATAGGTGTCCAGTTGAATTTCAACTCCGGAATTTCTTTCACTCCGGTATCACTGACAACCTTCTTTGAAACTACTTCTGTTTCATCATTGAAGCCACACTGCTCCTTTTGCCAACTAACTAAATAATAACCGGCATAATCATTTCTTTCACTGGCCCATTTTGCACACTCGTATCTCTCTTGTCTTTCAATTCCCTCTACTAATCCCCAAACTCCTAACGCTACTGCGATAATACTAATTATCGCTAATGTTATTGATTGTTTCATATATTTATAATTATTTTAATAATCTTGTGAGATAACTCTCACAATGACAAGCACAAAATAATTATGCTTGTTATGTGGTGATATTCTCACCTGTGATAATTATCTCAAATGTGGCGACAGTGTCAATTGTGGATAACTGTTATAACACAGAAGATGACCTGTGTCAAAACAGCACGGGTTGGGTTGGGAATAGGTGCTAATTGAAAAGGCGATAATGCTAGGGGGGGGATTGTGCGACATGGTGGTATAAAATCTCCACAAAAACCATAAACCAAGCCATATAATACAAAGCGACATTGTGTCGCACAATATTTCCGGCTCTTTAATAGATGTATTGCGATAGCAATACATCCCATATTTTTTAGGTGTATCATTTTAATTGTTTGAATTATAATGATTAACTATTTAAATTATTCTATGCATAGGAATGAGGGGATATCCCCTTTCAGTTGAGGGGGTATCATAATCTTAAAAAAACAGTCCCTCCCATCTCCCCGAAGTGTAATTTCTCCCCATCTCCCCGAAGTGTAATTTCTCCCCACCTTATCCCCATGGGGGTCCCAAAACACACCCCCACCCCCCTTTTAATAGAAAAAGGGATGGTTATATGGTACCTAAAAAGGTTATGTCACTTTTTTAATGGCTTAAAATAAGGGTTCTAACAACAAAAGTGACATAAGGTGACATAACCCAAATAGTTATGTCGCAAATAATATCCTTATTTATCAACACCTTTTCATTAAAAGTGACATAAGACATAACTATTTAAAAAAAAGAGATATTAGTAAAATATATATATATTCTTATATATGATTTTATATACAGATAGTTTTCTAACCTTATGTCACTATGTCACTTTTGGGGTGTTTTTGACAAAAAATGGCTTGTAATAAGGCTAACTCTTGGTGACATAACCCATTTTCTTATGCCACTTTCAAATAGTTATGTCGCATTTATTTGACAAATTATATATAAAGGTATATACTTATATATATGAAAAATAATAAAAAGATGTTTAGCTTTAATTTAAGAGAGGATTTAAAGATTAGATTGAAGTCTAGGTCTGAAAGATTAGGAACAAATATAACTTTTATAATAAACAGGGCTATTGAATTTCAGCTAGATAGAGACGATGAACTTGAAAAAAATATAAAACGCAATGAAGATTTATATGGAGAATCTAACACCCCTAAAGATGCTGATGAAATAATCAAAGAAATGAAAAAGAAGTTTTAGCACACAAACTTTGACAAAAGTTTCATAAGGAATACAATTAAGGATATGGTATTTATTTCGACAAAGGGTTCCACTATGAAACAGATGGCTTACGCTCGTGGGCTTCTTGGGGCTAAGGGTAAATCAAAAAAGGAGATTGCATTGAACGTGGGATACTCTCCTGCGGTGGCTAATTCGGTATCTTCTCATATCGAGGACAAGCAGGGATTCCACAACGCAATCTCTGCCTTAGCTGTGGACTCTAATAACCTAGCCCTGGCCGCTATGGCTGAGTTTAAAAAACGTGGGTTCTCGGACTTCTCGAACAAGGACCTTATTGGAGCTCTCAACGCTATTGGACTGGCATGGTCGAAGTTCAACCAGGCTCCAAAGGAGAAGGACCAATCACAGTCGACCAACCGCTTGCGAACGGTCATTCTTCAACAGGTGGAGAATCAGACTATCGGAGGTCCAGCTCCGCTTATCCAGGACACTTCGGCGGAACCTCAGTTGAAGGAGGAGGATGATTTTTAAAAAATGGCGAATATATACAAGGACCATAATGAAAAAATTGTAGAACTACTGACAAAAAATCCAGAGCTTATTCAAAGTCAGGAGTGGAGGCTTTCGAATTTGTACTGGATAATTACGAAGGATGGAGATAAGGCGGTGTTTACGATGAACAGGGCACAGAAACATTTTTACGATAATTATCTGAATATGGAGAGGCCATATCATAGGCATGTAATTCTGAAAAGTCGGCAACTCGGATTCACAACTTTCATCGACCTTCTGATATTGGACTCTATACTATTCCAGCCGAACAAGGAGGGGATTGTAATCGCTCACAAGGTGGAGGATGCAACACAGATTTTCGACAAGAAGATTGAATTCGCTGTTCGAAACATGGCGGAGGATGTGAAGGGAGCTTTCTTTAAAATCAATCAGAAGTCTGCACGAAAGATACAGATTGTTCTGGACTACGGGCCGGAGAAGGGTTCCACCTCCTCTATTGCTGTGGCAGTGTCCGGTCGTTCGGGAACGTATCACCTTGTTCATATATCGGAGTTCGCTAAACTCTGTGCACAGTATCCAAAACGAGCGGAGGAAGTGGAGAGAGGTACTTTCCCAACGGTTCCGTTCGATGGGTTCATATTCATCGAGTCCACTGCGGAAGGAATGGCTGGGAGGTTCTACGAAATCTTCCAACAGAATTGGTTGAGTAGGGATAAAATAACACCGCAGTTATCGCAGGTGCAGTTCATGCCACACTTTTATAATTGGCAATACGATGATATGGAAATGAAGAAGATTTACGAGACTGTTCCTACGGATAAAATGGAGGTCTGTGAAATTGATTGGGCGAGTTATCAGGTGGAGCATAATCTGACGGATAAGGAGATTACTTACTACTATATGAAATGGTTGCAGTTCGGAGGAAAGAACTCACCGGATGCTATTAAATCTCTGATGCAGGAATACCCAACTACTCAGGAGGAAGCTTTTCTGTCTACCGGACAGACCTATTTCTCAACAGCTAAGGTGGCTAAATTACTGGCGGAGGCTACGCCTGGAGTGAGGGGAGAACTCGGAAATACTGAAACGGGAGGGGTGGTATTCAACAAAGTATCATCGGGGTCTTTGGAAGTGTTCCACGAGCCTCAAGTTGGAACTAGATATATAATCGGGGGAGATACTTCTGAAGGACTGGCTCACGGGGATGCACAGGTGCTCTATGTAATAAATCACAAGACGGAGGGGTGTGATGCAATATACAGGTCACAAGTGGCACCGGATGAACTGGCTACGGAGGCATACAAACTCGGGAAGTATTACAACTGGGCTCTACTTGGGATTGAAGTAAACAAGGATGGACTGTGGGTGAACGATGCACTGGAAAAGATGGGGTATATTAATCTGTACTATAGAAAGGTATTCGATGACATAACACAGAAGGTGACAAAATTTTTTGGGTGGAAAACTACGTCTGCGACTAGACCTTTTGCACTCGCTGCACTGAAGGCGTACTTCTTCCGACTTGATAGAGGATTCCCGGCACAGATTTTGAACGAAATGTTCACATTCATTCGAAACATAAAAGGAAAACCGGAAGCTATGGATAAAAAACACGATGATTGCATACTCGCAGCTGCTATTGGTTATGCCATACTTCAGGAGCAAGGCCGCTATGTTGATGACGCTCAAGCTGGTGAAGGCACAAGTCACATGAAAATGATTTTTGGTGAGGACCAGGGTACTGTGATAAATCATTAGTTGCAATTATTTACCATTATGATAAACTACATGTATGGATACAATTGTTTATCAAGGCAAAAAATATAATAGAAATCCAGAATCAAAACGCAGACAGCATAGAGCTTATTACTGGAGGCATGATAAGTGGAAACAGCCACCAGTTTCCTTACACAGACAGATTTGGATTGATAATTATGGGCCAATACCAAAAAACTATATTGTTCACCATAAAGACAGAAACACTTTAAATAATTCAATAGACAATTTGGAACTACTGTCTTCTAAGGACCACGCCATCCATCACATGAAAGAAAGAAAAGTAGAAAAAATTGGAAATTGTGAGTCTTGTAACACAAAATTCAGTTATTTTTCTGTCAGAAAGGCAAAATTTTGTTCATATCGATGTTATTCTAAAGCAAGATATATCAGAATGAAGAAAAAAAAATAATAAACTTGCTTTATTTTATAAATGGAGTCATAATTAATTAATAATTAATTAAAAATATGGAAAAAGACCTAACACCATTAGAAACAGAACAAATTTTTACAAAAAAAAGTAAAAACGATACCGATACCATAAAATTTATTACAGAAAAGAAGAAACAGATGAAGAAAAGTCAGTATCGAGAAAAATTCGATGCTCTCGCTTCAGAAATACAGCAGAACTTGATGAACACTGCTGTTTCTTACGGACAGAAGCTATATGAAAAATCTGGTTGGGGGTCAATGGTGTTCTACAACAAGATGGCTAATGGTGCTTACGATATTAACGTCTATCCACAGAAACTTACGGACCGGGACCAGAACCGTTCTGGTGTTCCTGTATCTCAAGAACCAATTGCATTCTCAAAAATTATTATCGCAACCTCTGTTCTAGCTGGAAAACTTCCAGATGCTACTGTGGTCGCAGATGATAAGGTCTACGGAAAAGCAATGTACGAATTGTGGAAGAGAAACTGGTCAATGACTGGTGCAAACGGTTCGAACACTCTGATGTTGACGTACCAAAATTTATTTACATACGGATGGGCTGCGTGGAGAGTATATCCAAGGCGAGTTCAAGTAAAAAGAAATGGAGTTGATAAAATTCTATTCGATGATATTTACCGAGAGCCACTAGAGGTTACAAGAACATGGCTTGGAATTGGTTTTAATAATGGAGATGTTTGGTCACAATCTGAAGTTTATTATGAGAAGGATATGCCTAAGGAAGATTTTCTTAGAATGTATCCAGAAGCAAAATCTGCGAAAAATAAAAAGAAATTGGAATACGTTTCAGTATCTGAAGAAGCTAAAGATGAAAATAGTGAGAAGACCCATACAAGCGTAACTATCGGATACTATGAAAATGAATTGATGAACCGATATATTGTTACTTGTGGAAAAATGGTTATTTACGATGGAGAACTTCCTAACGATGGCTCTCATGGTTCAGTAGTAGTCGCTCGTTGTTTCCAAAAAAATCTTAACGACCCATACGGTGTTGGACTATATGAAATGATGAGAGGTAACACTGCTATCTATACATATATCAACTCTCTAAACGCACAACAAGTTGAAGCGGAAATTTTCCCACTTCTATTCGGTGCTCAAGTACAAAATGGCTCCGCTACCTATAAGAGAGGACCAAACATTGTAAACCCTAAACACCCAGGAACTGATATTGATGTAGTAAAAACTTCCGGAAATGTTCAACAAGGAATTATATACGCTGACAAACAAAAGATGGCTATAGAAGAGAACACTGGTGTGAACAACATCGTGGCCGGAACTCAATCTGAAACTACTCTCGGTTCAACGGTTATCTTAAAGGAAGCTGCATACAATCGATTGACTCCTCCGAAAAATTCTATGGTTACAGGATTGGAACGAGATGCTCACATTGCAAATACATGGATGCGACAAATTTATCCTACAGATAAAATCTTCATGATTGATTCTCAGGACCAACTAGCTGAGTTCACAAGACAAAACCCAGACTACTATATTGAATCACAAGACGTTCTTGATGATAACGGTATTCCAGTTGGAATGGTTGCGGCTGCCTCTCAAAATCTACGATTGAATTTCGACTTCTCTCCAGAAGGAGAAGTTATGGAAAATGTTGACACTCGTCAAATTTCTGCAAAAGGATTGTTCGATGAAATGAAGAATACAGGACACATCTGTGATTACATTGAATTTATTATTGACCCAGATTCAATGCTTCTACCATCTCTTGAAATTCAACGACAAACATATATGGCACTGTTCCCTGTTATTACTAATCAGATTACATTGATTTATTCAATGAGAAACCAAGACCCTGAAGCTGCTGCTTCTCAACTGATGGCACTCGAAAAACTTCTTGATATTCAAAATGGAGATATCTTTGATTACATTTCAAAAACTGATTACGATGCAATTATTGCGAAACAACCTTCGGATATGCAACGACAAATGCAAGAAGCTCAAATGGAACAAGAAGCAAAGAACACTGCAATGCAATCTATGGCCGGAGGTTCTGGAGGAGGAGAATCACTTCCAATGGGACAACAAATGGCTGGAGATGGAATGGACCCAATGCAACCTCAAAATCCTAATGAAGTTCCACGACCACAATCACCAATGGGTAGTGCAGTTGATGCAAGTATAGGAAGAGCTGGTGCAGTAGGATAAAATATTATGGGAATACTTGATATTTACAATAAAACAGTAGACGGAGCAAAGAAATTATCTGGAAGTCTTTCTAGTGTTTTTCAATCAAAACCAATTACTTATGACAGAGAAGAATATCTTAGAAGCAAAGGATTACCTTCTGAAAAACAAGTTACTCCAACTATTCCAAAAGGAACAGTAAATCCTGCACTTATTTCTAAAGCCATTCGTGACCTTGAGTCTAGTGGAGGTCTTGACCCAAACACACCAAGAAACATGAGAAGAGAATATATTATTCCAGCTTTGAATGGAAATGAAAAACAAAGAAAAATATCTTATGATATTGGATACGGTGGAGAGTACGGATTAACTCCAGATGCATTAGCAGAACTTGCAAAATCAAAAGCAAACAAGAATGCTCCTTTATCTGAATACACAAAGTATGGTGCTCCTCTTCTTCCTGGAAAACATCCAGACGAGATTCAACAAAAACTCATGACACCCGAAGGTGCCGGTGAACTAGCAAATGAGTTTTTTATGATGAAGAGACAATCAAAAGAAGATTTCACTCCAGAATCATTGGCGAATGATTATATGGAATATTACGTTGGAAATGGAGGTCCTAGTTACACACCCAAAAATCGTGAACGGGTGTTGAATTATTTTAAAAATATAATGGAAAAATAAAATGGAAAGCGAACAAAACTTAAAACAAAAAAAGATTGCCTTAGCTACAAGCGAACACGCCTCAACTATTATTGAGTTGATGAAGGACTGTATGTCTAAAACCCCAATTATTGTAGACACTGAATGGGGTACAATTGTAAATGCAGTAACCCTAGAAGTTCAAGGAACAATGCTTCGAACAATGGTGGACTATTTAGAAAATATTAGAAACGGAAGTTTACACGAAGAAAAATAATATGAAATCACGAGAGTTAAAAAAAGAAAATTACACAGTTCAAATAGGATATTCTCCCGAAGCTATTGAGAAAAAATTAATGAAGTTCATTACAAAATCCGGAGACGAATTTGTAATCAGTGCGGAAGAAATGTCATCAATGATTATTGGTGGTGTTAATTCTGAAACACTAGAAGCCACATTTGTTGAATCTGATAGAATTAATGTTGTCGAGGTCGGTCGGCAATTGCAGTGTGTTCTTGATAAAGATATGAAGAAAGGTGAAAAGATTAATATCAATTACACCCATCCATTACCTTTAGAATTTGCTATAATAGAACAGTCTTACGGCATAGCAAAGATAAAGATGGATGTCCCATCATTAATCTTGACTCGAGAATACATTGATGAGGCAAAGAAAAAATTAAAACCTGAGATGACTGATTATATAAATAAGTTTTATAGGTCGTTTAAAAATTTAAAAATTAAGTAACCATCGTAACCACCCACGACACGGGTAGGATAAAATATATGGCAAATGAAAAAGATACAGTAGAAAAGGTAACAAAGGACCCAGTAGAAAAAGTAAAAAATGACCCTGCAGCTAAAGCAGAAAATCAACCTGCAAAAGAAACCAAGACTTCAAAAAAAAGCATTTTAAGAAATGTTGCTGGTAAAGAAGTTCCAGTTGAAGATTATTTCTTTGGAGGTATTGTTCCTTCAGGATTTGAAGGAACCTGTGGAAAACCTGTGGATAGAGAGGATTTAATTTCTGTGTTCAACAGGGTTTTCAAACCAGAAGATAACATCTTGTTTTATAAGCAAGCTGATAAAGAAGTTTATTTGGTAATTATACCTATTAAGTTTTCAACCGACATTGGAGAATTTAATAACTCAATCGAGGGAGATTTTCAAAAACATGCAATCTCTTTTTTGAACGAAGGTTCAGTAAACCCAGATACATTAAGAGCAAAACTTCTAAAAATAAATACTTTTGTAAAATATTCTGACAGATAGTTTGCAAATAAAATGTAACCATTATACAATTAATTTAACCATCGTCACCTTTCACGATACGAAAGGATAAAATATGGAAGATAATAAAAATAAAGAGATAAAACCGGAAGAAATTGACGAAGCAGAACTTGATAAAGTTCTTGAAGAATCAATCAATTCAGTTAAAGCTGGAAAAGACCTAACTCCTAAAAAGGAAGAAGGCAAGGTAGAAGAGCCAAAGGAAACCGAAGAGCCAAAAGAGGAAACTCCAGAAGCTAAAAAGAATCCTGAAACCCCAAAACCGGAGGACCCCAGCACCCCTCCTGTTGATGAACCAAAGAAGGATGAATACGATTATCGTATCCCCAATAAGGGCAAATTCGAATCTGATGAATCTTATGAGAAGCGAATTGAACTTATGGATTTAGTAAAAAAGCGTAAGCTTGCTAAAACTGATGAGGCTCGACAACAAATCTCAGAACAAATTAAGACGACCAAAGGTCAAATAAAAAATCTTAATGGAACTGACAAATTTATCAATCCACTCAACACGAGTGAAAAAGAAGTTACTACTCCTACAGGGGAAGTAGATGAACTTTTAGAAGCTGATAAGGAACGATTACGACAACTTGGTGGTGCTACTAAAGAAGATATTAAAGAAATCATCGAAAAGCAGCAACTCGCAGTTGAAGTAAAAAGTACTTTAGATAAATTCGTTGATAGACATACTGAGCTTTTAGATGAAGACACAAGAGAAGTATTCTTTGACTTCGTTGATTCCAACTACAATTGGCAAAACAAAAGTGGTAAGGAGTTAATGACAGTCCTAGAACTAGCTCGTGAAAGCATGTTCAAGCCATCAGAAACTATCACTGAGAGAGTTTTGAAAGGTGCTAACGTTCAAGAAAAAGTTAATGCAATGCAATTTCCCGGTGGAACCATCGCAAAAACTGAGTACTCACCAGAGATGCGTAAGTCAATTGATGAACTTACCTCAACTGGTCTATCAGAAGAAAAAGCCATTGAACTTCTGTCGGATGAATAACAACTGATTTTAACTAATCAATAAAAATTATGGCAACAGTAAAACAAGCCGTAGTAAAGAATACACGTCAACTAGCTCTTGCTAACAAAGAAGCAGCAACAGTTCTTACATTAGGAGAAATTCTAATGCAAACTGGTGGATACGCTGTTCCAGCGACAAGCTCAACTGTGAAAGCTGACTTGCTTGGTGTTTGTAACCAAACAATTGCAGCAGCAGAAGCATTGACTCAAGTTCTTTATATCGTGCCTTCAGATGAAGATACTTATATCTTCTCAACAACCAACAACTCAAATGCTACCGATAACGGACAAGCTATGGTTCTTGGAGCAAATTCAACAACAGTTAACAACACTGGTACTACTTCAGGTACTGGTATTGTTCAACAGGTCGATGTACTAGGAGCAGCTGCTGATAAATTAATTATCGGTCGTTTCTTGACTCTATAATCGTTATTAACTAATTAATTATAAAATATTATGATAGGAACAATAAATGATTATGCAGTTATCGTAAACAATGTTTTAAAACATGTTTCTCCTAAAGTTTCCCCAACGGTTAAGGCTGAATACCTTGATTTCATGTGTAAAGTTGACAACAACGAAAGAATTTACACAGATGTTGGTGTTACCGGTTTAGGAATGGCTGAAATAATCCCAGATGGCGGTATTGGTGCATCAGATGCTCCAATCCAAGGTTACTCAAAGAACTATGTTCAAATGCACTTTACAAAAAAAGTACGTTTGACATTCCAAACAAACTTCTTTTTGTTTGAATCAGCAGCAGCTAAAATTAAAAGCTCTGTTAAATCAAAAGTTCTTGAAGGAAAAAATGCAATTGAGCACGCTAAGAACTACCTTGCTCAATCACTTTTGGCTCAAGGATTCAATACTTCATTCACATGGAAACCTATTAACAACGTAGGAACACCTACTCCAATTGCAACAATTGGTGCGGATGCAGTTGAATACTGGTCACAAGCTCACCCTCGTGAAGACGGAGGTGCTGCATGGTCAAACGTTATCGTAGATGGTGCTACAAACTCTCCACAATTTACTTATTCAGCTTTATTGGCTGCACGAAGACTGCACGCTCTAAAGAAGGATGGTCGTGGAAATCCACTTATCTCAGACCTAGATACTTTAATTGTTCGCAGAGGTTCATCTGCTGCACAATTTGCTAAAACTATCAAAGGTACTATTGATAAAGGATTAGCTCCTCAGCAAACTAACGTATTTAATAACGCTCCAGCAACAGATACATTCAAAGTCGTTGAAGTTTCTCCTTACGAGAACTTGGCTATGGATGGTCTACAATGGGGTATGTTTGATTCCAAAATGGTCAACGAAGACTACGGTTTCAAATATATTGAAGCTCTTCCAACAAGAGCAGAACCAGCTGTTATTGATTTGTTAGGTAACCAAGACTTAGTGTTGAACTTCAACTCTCTTGCAGTTATGGGTGCATCAGACCTTCGTGGTTGGATGTGGAGTGCGGGGAATGGTTCAACCGTATAACATATTTATATATTTGTCAAGTAGTATTACAGTCTAATAACTGATATACTATTTAAATGAAAAATATAAAAATATGTATAAAGTGCGGAAAGAACTTTGAAAAGAAAATAACTTGTAGTAGAAAAAAATGGGAAACAATAAAATGTTGTTCTAAATCTTGTGCTAAGATTGGAGTTTCATCATGGTGTAAGGGAATACCAAAGACACCAGAACAAAAACTTCATCTTCATAAAGTTCTATTAGGTAGAACTTGTAACACAGGAAGAACACATTTTAAAAAAGGTATTTCTGCTTCTCCTAATACACAGTTTAAAAAAGGAGATACTTCTTATTGGAAAGGAAAGAAAAACCCACATTTCACTGGGGAAAAAAATCCTAGGTGGAAAGGTGGGATTTACCCAGAGCACTTAAAAATAAGACATTCTCCTGAAATGAAACAGTGGAGTAGAGAAGTTCTGAAAAGAGACAAGTACACTTGTATGAAATGTGGAAGGAAAAGAAAACCAGGAGACAGAGTTCTCTTAGAAGCTGACCACATTAAATCATTTGCGAAATATCCAGAGTTAAGGTTTGACCTAAATAATGGTAGAACTTTGTGTCGGGAATGTCACCTTAAAGAACCAACCCACGGTAAAAATACTACATTTAATTTCTGAGTTAACATACTCATTCTATATCTAAGTAATTGGATATAGAATTGAGTAGGGTAACTACTCTTTATTAGCTTAATTTTACTAAAATGTTACAAGATGTACACACAAGAAAAATAGCAAACTCAGTAACCGCCCCAGTTGGTGATACTGTTATTATACAAGGTGCTTCAGACCGTTGGATTTATGTTCACGAACTGATTGGAGACCTTGCTGCTGATGGGACACTTACAGTTTTGTCTGGAACAGATGTTCTCGCAACTTTTACGTTGGATGCTGGACAAGGTATTACTGTTCAAGATGAAGCAGGAGAAGATAACCGCCCTCGTTTCGAATGTAAACCTGGTGATAATTTTATTTTAAGAGTCACTGGCGGAACATTCAATGGAGCAATACATTATTCAATAAGATACTAATTATGGAAACAGAAATTACCCCAGAACAAAAAGAGCAACTCAATACATGGGCAAGCCAGAGAGATGCTATTCTCTTGGAGATTTCTGGTCTAACAACTCTTAGAGACACTATTCAGGATAAAAATAAACAATTATCAGAATCAAATTCTGATATTATTGAACAATCCGTTTTTGTCTCTGGAAGAATCGAAGAATTAAAAAAGAAAGAGTCAGAGTTACCCTTACTTATATCTAAAGAAATAGCTAGCCTTTCATCTGAAAAAACTTTACTAGAATCTCAAGTTACTGAATTAAAAAATTCAATAATTCCATTGGTTGAAAAGAAAGAGTCTTTGGAAAAAGATATTGATTTCTCTATCAAGACATTTGAGGCTGTAAAAACAGATACTCTTTCATTAGAAAAGATTGTTGACCATGTCAAGAAAGTTAGTGAACAGAATAAGTTTATTGTTGAAGATTTAGTTGAGACTATTAAAAAAAGTTCTCAAGAAGTTGTAGATTTGAATCAAAAGAACGTATCAGAAACAAATATGGTATTAGAAAAATTACCTGCAATGTTAGTCGAATTGCAAAAGACAAAATTAATAAGAAATAAAATATAATTATATGAGTTCAATAGGAAAAACAAATACGGAATTAAATCTTCCAGAAGATATAGAGAAAAGAATTAATGAGGTTCAGCAAGCTGTTTCTGTTTTAGAAAGACAGAAGCTTGATTTAGAAAATTCAGTAGGTTCAAAAAAAATACAAGAAGCTGAATTGAGTGAAAGAATAACAGATGCCCACAATGAATTAAATAGAATTATTTCTGAACAAAAAATAAGAATATCGTCACTTGATGAGAGAGAAGAAAAAATATTACAAAAAGAGTCAGCTCTTGATGTTTATGCTAATGCTCTAAAAAGTAAAGAAGAGAAAATCAACAAATACCTTGCTGTGTTTGAAAACATGAAAAGTATTGTAAGTAAGTAAAGTAATTAAAATGTCTTATCAATCCAATAAAACAGGAACAGAACTGACACCTGAAGAACAGATTGCTGTATCTGACCTTGGGGATTTTGGGTCACCGGGTCAAACTGTAATTGTTGATGAGACAGGTTTTGGTTTGGTATATGTTGATTTTCCTCCCGAAACCCAAACCCTCCAAGCAGTAACCGATTCAGGTGCTACTACTACAAACGATATAACAGCACAATCTTTCATCAAAACAGGTGGAACATCAGCACAATTCTTAAAAGCAGATGGAAGTTCTGATAATTCTACTTATTTAACTACAATTTCAGGAAGTGACCACGGTTCTCTTTCAGGACTTTCAGATGATGACCATGCTCAATACGCATTATTGGCAGGTAGAAGTGGAGGGCAGACTTTAATCGGAGGCACGGGTACAACAGACGACCTTATTCTACAAACTACAAGTGGAGTTGGAGCTACAGGTGCAGATATGATATTTAGAGGGGGTAATAACGGTGCTACAGAGTTTATGAGGATTTTGAATGGTGGGAACGTCGGTATCGGCACAACAGGCCCCTCTGCTCGTCTCCACACTATCTCTACCACAGAACAACTAAGGGTTGGCTATAATACTTCAAACTACTTCAATGCAACAGTAGGAAATACAGGTATAGTAACACTAGACGCGGTGGGTTCTGGTGCTCAATTTAATTTTAAAGACCCAATAATGCATGAGATGGGCACGGGATTAACTGGTGGGTGGATTGGATTAGGTATTGTTGGGGATACTGGAGCATGGGGAAGATTTGCTGCTGGTCTAGAGTCAGGAAAACCCTATCTAGGATTCGGACCAGGAACCGCAGCCAGAGATTCTTTTGTCTGGTGGGATGCAACAAATGTCTTGCATTGGGGAAGTGCTCTTGAAAGTGCAACACCAGTTATTGAAATGGATTTCACTCCTTCAGCATATTCCTTCAAGGTTAATGCTACTGTTAGCGGGGATTATTCCGAACAATTTATGGGCGTAAATCAATACGGGGCTTTAGGTATGCGATTGAATACTACAACGGCTCAAAATGCAGGTGTGACTGTATCTGGTCCAAGTGACACTTGGGGCAGAATTGGATTAGGACTTGATATGGGCGAACCCTTTTTAGGATGGGGACCGGGAAATGTCACCAGAGATATTTTTATGATTCGCGATGGTGGAGATTTGGCTTTTCAATTTGGCGCTCCATTAGCTGAAAAAGTTAGATTTACTGCTGATGGGAAGGTTGGCATTGGGACGACAGGCCCCTCTGCTCGTCTCCACACTATCTCAACCACAGAGCAATTAAGGGTTGGCTATGATGCTTCAAACTACTACTCAACAACAGTTGCATCTAACGGGCTTGTCACTTTTGATGCGGTTGGTTCGGGTTCAAAGTTCACATTCTCTGACGCAGTAGAACTTGATGGCGACATTGACCACGATGGTTCAAACATCGGGTTCTTTGGAACTGCTCCAACTACAAAACAAACAGCTCTTACTACACAACTTACTACCATCACCCATACAGCTCCAGTATCAGCCGATTATGCTATTCAAGATTTAATAGATAGCTCGGCTGGTGCTTGTTTTGGATTTGCCACAAAGGACGAGGGAAACTCTGTTCTTGCTGTGATTGCAAATCTTCAAACAAGAGTGTCGGAATTAGAAACAAAAATTAAGGCATACGGATTATTAGCTTAACAAATTATTATGAACATATTTAACATAGAAAAAACAGAAGCAGAATTAAAAGCAGACGAAGTAAGACGTTGTGCAGAATATCGTAAAGGAACATTAGAAGCTCTCACATCAGCTTTTACAGTTTCATTTAATGATATTTTTAACAACTCAATCCTAACTCCACAAGAACATTTTGATTTCTTTGGAAACAATGCGGCTCAATTTTTTCAGACATTTACAGCCACAGCACAATTCATAAAATCAATGAACCCAAACTTTG